TCTTGGCGCGGGCCCCCCTTGGGGGTTTGCCCCCCCCCCACCCCTCACTCGTCCCGTCGTTCCTGCCGTTGCTTGAGGCTGTCGTGGCACCGCTTGCACAGGCACCACAGATTGTCCGCGTCCCAGAACAGCGCTTCGTCCCCGCGGTGCGGCTTGCGATGATCCGCCACCAGCAGCGACGTGTCCGCCTCGACCCGACCGCATCCCCGCCATTGGCAGGTGAACAGATCGCGCCGCAGGATCGACATGCGCAGCCGTTGCCAGCGCGCCGTCTTGTACCACTTACGCCAGCCGCGCTGATCGCGCTGCCGATCGAACGACACGCGATCGACGGGCGCGCTTGCGATGCGGGAGCGCAGACCGCTGAGGCGTGGCCGCAGACTGGTCAGCTTCGCCACACGCACCATCCAAAGCACGACGGGCGGCGAAGCCGAAGCCGCGCCGCCCGTCGGGAGGTTCAGGGAGGATATTCAGCGACCCGAAGGGGATGCACGTTTCGCCGAACGTATCGCTAGATATGGCCACAGACCCCTAGAGACCGAATTGTTTATTTGACCCCTAGAGCATTCGAGGGGTTGACGCCCTCTAGGTGCGAATTTCCGCCATTTCCGCCCCGTGAAAGCCGTTGGGCGATGCGCGTGATTGCCCGGCTCCACCGCTTCGACAGCGTGTCAGGATGGCCCGCCCAGCCGAGACGCTTGGCAATCCGTCCCCATGGCACCTGCGCTTCGTCGCCACGATGCAGGACGTGGAGCACCATGCCGACCAGCCGACGGTGCGCAGGATCGACCCACTCCACCCAACCGAGCGCTTCCTCCATTCGGTCGACCTCATGCGAGCGCAGGCCGGGCAGCTTCGGCAATGCGTCGCGATCATAGTCGTCGCTGTCGATCTGATAGAGCGCCCAAAGCTCCTGCCGGCCGATCTGCCCGCGCGAGTAGATGGCCCCTGCGCGTACGTCCCGCAGCCAGCCCGCCTCACGGTCGGGCATGCGTCCCATGAAGCCCCAGGCCTCGACCAGACGCTCTACGACCCCATCGAACGTGATCCTTCCGGCGTCGGAAGCATCCTCGCCAACCCTTCCGGCCTGATGAAACCCATAACTCATTACCAAACCTCGATTTTCTATTTCTCATGGAAGGATCGGAAGGATCGGAAGGATATTCGTATGAATTGATCGTGCGCCTGCGCATGCGCACATGATGTGGGAGAATATCGCGATTATCCTTCCGACCCTTCCGAAGGCGCGCAAATCCTCACCTTTTCCCTTCCAGTATCCTTCCGGCACCCTTCCGGATGGAAGGATAGGGATCGCGCGGCCTACGGCGGCAGATCGCCGAACGGGTCGCCGGGATCGGGCGGCGGACGGCCGGCGATCGGATCGGCTTCGTCGGGCAGCGCACGCGGCCTGCCATCCTGATCGACGAAGTCGTGCACCTCTCGCACCAGCTTGAGGTTGAGCCACCACATGCCGTCGCTGGCTTTCTTCTCATAGCCCTTTTCAGTCATGGCATTGGAGAAGCCCTTGTTCGACCATTCTCGCTCACCGGCCGCCTTTGCCCAGGCGACGAACATCTCGTGCAGCTTGGACGACTGGATGCGACTTCCGTCCTCAGGCACCGTGCACATGCGCATGAAGCGCGCGATCGGGTCGCTGGCATCGCGATAGGCATCGGTCGCCTCCGTCACGCTACGGGGCTCCACAAGCCCGTTGACCATATGATCGAGCAGGCCGCGGATCAGGTGGTTGAGCACCCCGGCCGATTCCTGCTGGATGATCTTGCTCGGCAGCTTGGGGTCCTTCTCCGGCCAGTTCGCAACGCCCGGTTCTGGTTTCTCGATGTTGCGCAGCCACGGCACCAGCTTCATGCGGCTCCAGATGCCGTCGTCGGTGTCCGGAATGTCGAACCGGCTGTTTCCCATGATGATGAGCTTGAACAACGGCTTGAGGTTGAAGAAGCCGCGGTGGAGCATGCGTACCGGCAGCGGATCGCCGCCCGTCACCAATTTGATGAGCCCGCTATCGAGCTTCTCGTTCCGCCCCGGCTCAGACGATCGCAACATGCGCACGCCGCCCAGCTTGGCGAGGTCCGGGGATGCCTGATCGCCGCGTTTCTTGATCCCCTGATCGAGGAACGACCCGATCGGGATGTTGTCGCTATATTCGCCGCTGACGTGCTGCCAGACGTCGAGGGTCGTACCTTTGCCGTTGCGCCCGCGCCCGTACCAGAACCACAGCTTCTGTTCGCCGGCATCGCCCGTCAGCGAATAGCCGCCGATTTGATGAAGGTAGCGCCGCATCGCCGCATCGGGTTGCGCCCAGGCGAACATGCCGTCGTACAACGGCGAGGTCGCGGCCGGATCGTATTCCACCGGCGATAGCTTCGTCTGCATGTCGTCGCGGCAATGATCGGACAGCGAAACCGTGGCTTCACGCTTGCCGTTCGGCCCCGTCTCAATCCGGAAGCGCAGTGTGCCGTTCATGACGTTGAACGCGTAGTGATCGTGATCGAAAGCCTCGATCGGCACGGTCAGCCAGCGCCGCGCGAGCATGGCGATCGACGACGGCTTACCGACCGTCTCCGAATCCCGGCCCCACTTGGCCATCATCGCCGACAGCTTGACGAGCTGCTTGCCCTTGGCGACCCACCGGTCAAGCCCGTGGGGGTGTTCTTGTTCCAGATCGAGGGTGCCGTCCTCCGAATCGTGACGGATGCCGGTGTCGGCCATGAACCGCGCTTCGTCCTGGATCAGACGCACCGTTTCGAACACCGCAGCGATGACCTCGGCAGGCGGCGTCTTCTCGTCCTGATCGAGCACCTTCCAGCGCCGGCCATCCCAGCCCAGCCAGCCTTTGGCGGTCGTGAACCGAAAGTCCTGCCCGAAGCGGTCACGAAAACGCTCGGCAATGCCAAAATCCGTCATCGGATAGCCGATACATTTCATGGTCAGCAGCAGCGGCGCTATGTCGAAACCACGGTTGAACCCGTCGTCAATCGCGCGATCAATGTCGCCGTGGCCGACGTCGGCGACCAGTTCATACTTCGCCCACAGCGCTTCTTTGGCCGATCCTTCCTCGATTAACCCGGCCGCAACCCGGCGGCCGATAGAATAGGCCAATCGCCGGATAGCGTCGGCCTCGGCCGCCCCGTGCAGCAGGCGCCGCTCCATCCACCGGCGGTTGACGTCGACCAGCCGCGCCGCCTCCCCCACCTTCAGCGATGCTAGGCCATCCAAGCTTCCGGGGCGGAAGGATAACGTTTCGGCCGCCGCAGCGGCAGGCGCGGCGCGGCGCGGGGCGGGGCGTGAGGGGCCGCGCTCCCGTCGGGAGCGCGAAGCGGCCGCGATCTCTGCGAGATCGCGAGGGCTGCTGAGCCCGGCGGTCCAGCCGCTTGCGATCGTGGCGAGCAGCTGGGCTTCATCATCGTTGCCGGGGTTGTCACGGGCGGCGGCTTCGACCGTCATTCGCGCGAACCGTTCGTCGAGGACGCCCGCTGCGACCAGGCTGGCGACCTTCAGCGCACTGACGTTCAATTGCGGGTTGCGCTTGCCGGACGGCGCCTCACGGATCGACCGGCATTCGCCTTCAAGCGCACGCATGCCGTACTTGCGCATATCCTCGTCCACGTCGGCCATCACGCGATCCGGACGGCGGGACGCCCGGTCGGCAGGCTCGACCACAGCCGCAGGCGCTGCCGTGCTGCGCTTCACCTTTCGCGTTCGGAGGATCTCGATCAGCGCGGCCGGCGCTTCGGCAATGGCCCCGTCATCGCGCCAGTCGCCGCGGTCGAGCCACCGATACCGCGCGCCGGTTTCGACCATGATTGATGGCGGCGCGATCACATACCCGCCGAGGCCGCGAACATCGACGTGTTCGGGCAGGTTGCCTCGGTTTCGGATCGGCTCGCCGGCGGGCTGTCGGAAATAGACATGGACGCCGTCCGACTGAGTTACCGCAGTCACCGACTGGGGTAACTCGCACCCCATCATCGCTTCCAAATCGGCCTTAAGCCGTTCCAGCGTGAAGACCTCGCCGCTACTGGCATCGACCCGCGGATCGAAGTCGAGGACGAAACAGCCGTTGGCACCTGTCGGCAGGCCGATCAATGCGTTGGGATGCTCCCGCCACCAGGCACGAATGCGCGCCTCGTCGGTCGTCGCTGCCTTCAAGCCCGTGGCAATATAAGGTTGCTTGGCCTTCGGTATCTTCTCGACCCGTTCGCCGGTGCGCGGATGCTTGACGAAGAACGGTTCGCCATCACGCTCCCGGCATGGAAAGACCGGCCAGCCACGGCGCGCGAATTGGAGTGCCGCCGAACACATGGCCGACGGCAGGTTTGTTACAGACACGGCGTGATTACCCCCGGACGCGGCAGCGCCGCGTATGATTGTCGGTCAGGCGCGGCGAACGATCACAGCGCGCCGTCGGGCGTGGATCGGCCCCCGATCGTGCAGATGCGCCGCAGCTTGGGCCCGCGGTCATCCATCAGGATCAGCCGGGCGGCGCGTAGAAGGCGGATGCGATAGGCGACCTGCGGCGCGATCAGCCCGACCTGCTTCCCGATCTCGGCATTGGTCGGGCATGGCAGACCCAAGCCGACGTGGCGCCGTAAGACACGTAGCACTGCCATCTCTTCGGTTTCTTCAGCCGGATCGACGACGGGCGGCACAACGGTAACGCCGACCGGCACCGGCCGCTTGACCATGTACCACTCGCGATCGCCGCCAGTCCGCCGACGATCGTGCAAGCGCACCTCATTCTCGTCGGATAGTTCGCGAGCGCGCGTCCAGGCCGCCCGCTCGCGAGGCGGGGCAAAGCCCCACGCATAGACCAGCTCCGCGCCTACCTCCGCCGTGGCGACCCAGTTCTCGACGTCCGCAACGTCGAGCGCATGCGCCACAGGCCGGAGTGCGACCGATCCCGCCAGACGGGCCATTGGGAATCCCCCTTGCCGTCTCAAGCGGCGATGTTGACGATTTGGGCGTCGCACCAGCCGCCACGCGGCTTGCTCCGCCAGTGTTCGCGCGTGATGGCGCCGGCCGTCGCCTTGGAGAGATCGGCGACCAGGTCTTCCCCCGGCACGACCTCCCCGTTCACGAGCCGCTGCAGCATCGGCACCGGGACCTTCGTCGACCGACAGGCCAGCGGAAGGTTGCCGCGATAGGCGGACATGATACGGCGGGCGAGCAAACGCGCGCCTTCGTTCGGCACCACGGCCGGCAAGTGCAGCTTCATGCGGAGGCTCCTTCACTGGTATGGCGGGCGACGGCCCGCATCTGGACGACGATACGCAGCAGCTGGTCGAGCTCGATGCCGAGCCGCGCGCCATCCTTGCTGCACCACGTTCCGTCAGCGAGGCCGGCACAGACCGCGGCAACGGAATCGTTGAACTCGGACGACAGCTGCGCGCAAAGCGTCAGCAAGTCCGCTGGAGTGGCCGGCGCTTCCGGCTCGGCAACGAACGCCCCGCCCGCCATCCGACAGAGTAGTTCCGTCATCGGTCGCGCGCCGGCGACGCGCTCAAGGTCAGCGACCACATCGGTAGGCGGAAAATATTCAGCGTCGGCAGGCGATAAAGACCGATAGCGCGCGATCGTCGCGCGACTGACGCGCGTGATGGTCGCGGCGACAGAGTCGTCACCAACCAGACGCACGAGTTCGCCGAAGGAAATCTTGATGAGGCGCCCCCGCGCCATATCAGCGGGCGAGTTAAGCATTGGCAGGGTGTGCCTCGATACACTGAGAAGATGCCGCCGAACTTCTCGCTGACGAGCCTACAGCAGAACCGATAGGTGGGAGTTCGACGCCGTACTCCGCGGCGAGCGCTTCAACATCGAGGTTCGGGTGATCCTGTCTTGCAATTCGCCGCAGATGATTGAGCCGCGATGGGGTGAGATTGCTGCGCATGTTGCTCACCGTCGTCGGGGGCGCGTTCATAGCTTGGGCAACCTTCGCGGTGCCGCCGAGAGCGTCGATGAGGGCGCAGGCAAATCCGTTCATGCGCCACCACATCCCAGAATGGTATGTTCAGCGCAAGCAGAAAAGTACCATAACAGTAATTGCCATAATGGTACTCGGGGGTTCAATCGGCGGATGGCATACGAAGACATCCAGCAGCGGCTTACCGACAGCGGGAAGCGGCAGGTCGACCTCGCGAATATGCTGGGCATTCTGCCAAACGCCATATCGAAGGCTTTCGCGGGCAAGCGCCGTTTTACCGCTGAAGAGATGGACAAGATAAGGAACTGGCTTGGCGGGACAGATGCGCCACCCCCAGGCGAGAGTGTCGGTACAATTCCCGTGCTCGGCAGCGTGGCGGCAAGCGGGTTTGCCGATCCAGCTGCCCATGCAGTCGGGCGCATGCACAAGCCTGATCCATCAATACCAGACAGAGCTATTGCACTCGACGTCGATGGCGACTCGATGGACTTGTACGTTCCAGCAGGTGGCCGGATTATCTACGATCCAGAGGATCGCGCTCTTTACCCCCGTCGTTTTTACGTCGTGCTGAATGCTGCAGGCGAAACAACTTTCAAACGGTTTTTCGGCGATCCCGCACGTTTAGAACCGTGCTCGCACAATCCCGCCCACGTCACAATTTCGCTTAACGGTGACGAACCTTATACGATTGTTGGCCGGGTGATCTGGCAGGCTTCGCGCATGCCCGACTAACTTTCCGACAGTGCGACTCCAGCCAAACTGTGTAGTCCATCCAGTCACTTTCGCGAGCTATCCCGCCAGGAACTGTGACATAGAACTGCCCGCCCTCGTCGTACCCGCCCAAACCTTGCCCTTCTAGGTCCGCTCGCACTTCGCGAAGGCTAGTACGCCAAGGGCCACATGCCTCACCGAAGCACGTTGCTCGATACCAGTGCGCCACGATGCTACTCATCCGACTCGCTCGATAGCCATAGCCGCGAGTTGGAACAAAACGGGCACATCGGCAAGCGAGGCAAAGTGAAATTACTATAATGGTATTTTTCCTTTGACGATCGACATACCGTTACGGTAACTCGCTGCTCCAAGGGCATCCCGCCCGATGGGAGCACAGCGTGCCGCATCCTCACATCCCTAGCCGCGAACAGGCCGACGCCTCGCTTCGCCGGTTCTATGATCGCTTGGGCCACCGCCCGCCCGCCTTGCGTTTCGATGATACGCCCCGGTTCGCGGACCGACCGGTTCACGCCGACCTTGGCGCAACCGTTCGTCGCCTGCGCCGGGCCAACCCAGTCGCCACCATCGTTCGGCCAGCGCAGCCCGTTCGCTTGCGCTATCGCCTCGCGCGACGCCGGTTCATCGACGGCACGAAGCGCCTGTTCGATGCCGGCATTACGATCGCGGTCGTCGGCATCGCCGGCTGGGTCGTCGTTCCCGCCGTCCTGTCCCTGATCGCGGGGAGGTTCTGATGGGCGACAGCACGAACCTCGAAGCTGATCCCCGCACGATCGCGTCGCGCCTGTCCGTCGGCCAGCGCCGCACGGTGCAAGCACTCGACGAGGACTATTGCATCCTTGGCTGCGCCGCAGCCTCGGCGAAACGGCTGGAGCGCAATGTCCCCGCCCGCCCCGCGCTGGTCGTCAGCCGTCGCGGCGAAGTGCACCGGGAGTTTGCCCTCAACGCGCTCGGCATGGCCGTGCAGGCGGTGCTCTGATGGAGGCCGCACGCACCGCAGAACGCGAAGTCGCCGCAGTCATCGACCGACTCATGGCCGGCGCACCAGACGCACAGGCAAAGACCGAAGTTGCGATCATGGGGGCCGCAAGCGCGGTCGGCACCGCAGCAGGCGCCTTCTACGCCTTGCATGAAGCCAAGTTCGCGGCCGTGGACGAACGGGAATTTGCGCAAGCGCTTTGGGACATTCTCGCGCCGATGGTGTCTCGAAGCATCAGCGCCGTCCGGCTTTCCAGGGCCGCCGTGGAGGGCAATGCATGACGCCGCTCGACGCCCCCGCGCCGCCCCCACCCTTCATTCAACCGACCCTCGCCGACGTCACCACCGCCGCGCGCATTGTGGACAGTCGTGCTGTTATCTCAGCCTACGGATCAGTCGAATGGGACTGCCTCCACGATGACGGCCAGATTTGGATCGCGGCAATAGTCCGTGAGGCGATGCGCCAGCCCCGATTCGTATCCGCCGAACTCCATGCGGAGATCAGCGGGTTCATCGTTCACATGGCGAAGCACTATCGTCGACGCACCAGTCGCCGGCTGTGCGGCATCCGCGTGAACACGATGGGTCGCCAACAGGCGATGGAGCTTGCCTACGCCACCTACGGTGCCTCGCTCGACGTCTTGGGCGTCCCCTTCGGCGACCCCAGCCTGCCTTGGGATCGCGACACGGCTCACGCCCTGGTCGACGAAGACCTTCAGCATTGGGAACTGTGACAATGCTACCCGAAAGCACGAACTCGCCGGCAGCGCCGGCCACCACTTCCGAGCCGGACCTCGCGAACGCGCTGCTGTTCCCGCTGTCGCGGATCAAGCCCGGTGCCAACCCGCGTCGATACTTCGATCCGAAAAAGCACGCCGAACTCGTCGCATCGTTGAAGCTGCGGGGCATCCTGCAGCCGCTGCTCGTGCGCCCCGACCCGATCGACGCCGATTTCGTCCAGATCGTTGCCGGCGAGCGTCGTCATCGCGCCGCGGTCGAGGCGTTCGGCGCCGATGGCAGCGCGCCTGTCTTCATCCGCGACATGACCGATAGCGAGGCGCTGGAAGCGGCGATCGACGAGAACGACGCGCGGGACGATGCTTCAGAAACGGAGCAGGCCGACGCCGCGGTTCGTCACCTCGCGGCATGCGGCGACGATCGCGCGGAAGCGGCGCGCCGGCTGGGCTGGTCGCGGGCCAAGCTCGACCGGCGCCTCGCCCTCGCGAACCTCGACGAGGCGGTGAAGGTCGCACTCGACGAGCGGCGGATCAAAGTCGGCCATGCCGAGCTGCTCGCCGTGGTGCCGCCCGACAAACAGGCCAAGGCGCTCGATACGATCCTGACCGCGGCGCTCGACGTCAACAAGACGCGCGAGATCCTCACGCGCATGACACAGAGCCTTGCGGCCGCAACGTTCGACAAGACCGAGTGCCTCACCTGCCCGTTCAATTCGGGATCGCAGCGCGCGCTGTTCGAGACGCACGTCGACGACGGCCACTGCACCAACCCGGGCTGCTATCAACTGAAGAGCGAGGCAGCCGCTGAGACGGGCACCACCCCCGTCGTCGGCAATGGGGCTGCCGATGCCCCGGCGTCGGCGGGCGTAGCGGCTGCACCGGCAACCAGTGCGCCGGCCGGCCCACGATCGTCCAAGCCTGCCAGCAAGCCGGCGTCGGCCGCAGCGCCAGCAGTCACTGCCGCATCGATGATCGCCACCGTGCGGACGACGATCTTGCGCGAGGCAGCTTGGCGCGCGGTGCTGATCCAGGCTGCGGAAGGCGACCCGGAGTTCGGCGCCACGTTCGAGGCGGTGCTGCGCGCCACATGGCAGGTCGACGCCGCGTTCCTGACCGGCTTCGGCAAGGATGAGCTCAAATTCATCGCGCAGGAATGCGGGCTGGTCGCACACATGGGGCCGCGCAAGTTCGCCAAGCTGCTCGAGGCGAAGGTGCCCGACATCATCGCCGGCATGCTCAACGCCAAGGGCTTCGACTGGGCGGGACGCCTGCCGAGCGCGATGACGTTCACCGGCGCCTACAGCCCCCCGCCGCCCGCGGCGCCCTCCACCGACAAGGATTGATCCCATGCTGGTCAACAGCCTGTTGCCGCTGCTCGCCCGTTATTCCCTCGGCTTCGATCTCGTTGCGGGTCCGGACGGCACCGTCACCCTAACCATCCTGCCCCGCAAGGCCGAGGGCGCGAAGCACACGCCCGAAGGCGCCGAGGTACGTCCGATCTCAATCACCGGCACCGCGGCCGAGATCGATGCCGAATTGGCGTTGGGTGCCGACGGCGCGCTCGGCCGACTGATCGCCACCCGTAGGGCGCTGGCCGATCAGATCGCCGAACAGCACGCTGCGGCCGACCATGCGAAGACCGCAGCGGCAGCGAAGGTGAAGCCTGCCACCAAGCCGGCCGCAGCCGCCGCAAAGGCCACTCCGACGCCGGCCGCGCCCGCCACGCCGCCGCCCGCCGTCGCCGATCCCGGCGAACCGGTCAGCCTCTGGAACGACTGACCACGTCCGCACCCGCCAACCCCGTTTCGAGGCTTCCCATGCAAATTACCGAACTCACCCGCGCCTACCGCTACGACGGCATCGATCTGCCCGTGCCCCCGCACCTTGCCGCCGATCCGCAGGGCCTGCGCGCCTATCATGCGACGCTCTACCCCGCGATCCTCAACGCCGAGACGATCGATGCCGGCATCACGAACGGGGTCCACGTCACCGAATACCGCCGCGCTGTCGGCACAAAGGGCTGACGATGGCGCGGGCTTCGCGCGCCGCCATCCCCGCTTCGTCTCGCAAAACCCTGCTCAACTGGATCGACCATGATGATGGCGACACGCCCGGCACGACCCAACCCGCCTGCAGCCCCGACGTCCAGGCGCTCCACGCGCAAGTCCTCCTTTCGCCGGGCAGCAACCGCCACGGCCGCGGCGAACCCTTGCAGCCCCCGTCCGGCTTCCATCTTGCGCCGCTCGGCTGATCTGGCGGGGCGACCCGTCGCCCTGTCTATCGACGTCCCCATCATGTTCGACGCGCCGCTCGCGTCGCATCACCGGACGATAGGCCGGTGGGTAGCCGAGCGCGAGCAGTCGGCGCAGCGTTGCACCCGGAACGGCGCCCGGCAGCGGATCGAGCGCGCCTTCGACGTTGCCGTTACCGAGATCCTCGGGCCGTTCGACCTCGCCGATCTCCGCGTCGTCGCGCTTATTGGCGAGGACGACCTTCCACCGGCCCTCGTCGTCGTTTGCGACTCGATCGGCCAGATCGACTTGGGCTGGATCGAGAAAAACAACGTCCTGTCGAACACGCTATTCGGCAATGTCGCACCGGTTGGGTGGCGCGCGGCCGCCTATCAGGCGCTCGTGCAGAGCCTGCGCGGCACCCTTCCCTACATCGGGTACGACGACCTCGTTGAGGAAATATCGGCGTACTATTGGGACGGCGAAACCGACGACGAGGGCGCCCGGAAGGCGTTGGTCGAGTGGCACGGCCACGACCCCGATGACCTCGACGAGATGACCTTGCCGTCGCAGATGGCCGCCAAGCGTCCCGACTGGATGACCGCGAAGGCGGCACCGCTGAGGGACATGCCGGCCGCTTTGCGCAAGGCGATCGCCCGACTCCGCAACGCCGATATCGCGTTGCGGGCAAGCCAGATGGCCCACAGCGCGTGGCGCCACGACCGCGACGAGGTTCTCGCCTACCTGCCGGAATACGAAGAGCGGGCGCCGATTCCGCCGCTCACACTCGTACCGATGGATCAGTTCGCCCGCGAACTGGATGACGTCGGCCGCTTCGGCATGGAGCAGGGGTTCGACGACGTGATCGGCCTGTGTCCGCTGATCGAACCAGCCCCGATCGACGCATGGCTCGCGTCCCTGCGCATCGGCGCCGAGGTTCTGCTGGCCGCCCAGGACCTCATCAACCTCGATCCCGCCAACTCGGTGACGTCATGAGCATCACGACACAATTCGAGGCCACCGACGGCAGCCTGACGCTGACCAACGCCATCCTGCTGTATCAGGGCGGGGAGCGCGACGACCTCAATCGGTTCGTGCTGTCGCGTAAGCACGGCCCAACGTTCGCCAGCATCCACGACGTCGAGCTTCTCGCCGACGGCATGCCGACGATCGCAGCCGGTACGCCGCTGACGCGCGAACACCTGCGGCAATGGACCGAGGCGCTGGGCCGCAACCAGGTGCCGGAGATCCTTCCCGACAACGTGTTGGTCGCCCACCCCGACGTCCTCGCGTGGTGGGTGCCGGCGAAGGTCCGCACCTCCTACTTTGCCCTCTCGCACCCGCCAAAGACCCTGCAGGCGCTCGCGAAGCGGATCGTCCTGCAGCTTCCCTATCCCGCGCACGTCTTCGTCGCGACGCGTGGGCGGCTTGGCGTCTATGCCCTCCGCTCGAGCGAGCGGCCGACCGCGGACACCGCGCTCCTGCACTCGCCCATTCTGAATGTCTTCATCAGCGGGCAGTTGTGCTGGGGCAACGTGCCCGTGCCGAAGTCGATCAACCCTGCGGCCATCCCGGAATACGAGCGCGCAGTATTCGATTCATGGTCGACCCACCCAAACCCCGGCCAGGAGCACACGGTGCCCGGTCGCGGCGGCCTCGTGCGCCTGTGGGACAAGCTGGCAGCGCGCAGGGCGACGACCTTCCCGGCCGAGCTGCTCAAGCCGTTCCCTGCGGATGCCGGCGCCGCCACCTCGCAAGAGGCGCTGACGCTCGGCGCGCTCATCAAACGGAGCGCTCGCGCATGACCCCGCTCGCTGACGACCTGACGGCCGCCGAGGTACTGGACGCCGTCCCCTGTCTGCCGGTGCCGCCCTTCGGTCGGTCGCCCGCGATCGATGCGCTGCGCGCGATGCGGACCGGCCATGGCGTCACGCTGGGCAACGACGGCGTCATGATGATCCTGCGCCGGCCATGGCTCGAGGTCGACATGCCGGTCGCCACGCCGATCGCCGCATACCTGCCGTATGGCAGCATGGGCGAGCCGCGGTTGGTGCTGCGCTGCGGCCTCGTGCCGGCCGACGTGCTGTCGGAGATCCTCGCGCACCTCCGCGC